CGCCAGGAACGTGTATGAACCCCCTCCGCCGCCCGATGGTGCTGAGATAATAATCTGAAACGCCTGACTTCCCGTAAAACCTAAACTGTCCGTCACTGTGACTGTGAAGCTGAAGGTGCCGGTCGCACTCGGGGTGCCTGAGATCACGCCGCTCGAAGTATTGAGCGTGGTTCCTGTTGGCAGTGCGCCCGAAGTGACCGCGAATGCGTAGGGAGAGGTTCCACCTTGAGCGGTGATCGCCTCTGAATAAGCCACGGTTGGATCGCCCCCAGCTAAATTAGCGGCGACGGGAACCGGACTGTAGTGGCTGGGCGTGAAGTTCGGCAGGGGTGGCTGTACCCGCTGATGACCGGCCGCCTTTCCGCCATCCGCAATCGGCACTCCATTGTTAGAAGTAACTGGCACACTCATCAGTCATACCTCATACAAAGCGCGGAGCCAAAGGCGGTTCCAAAGTTGGTTCCGAAAGAATAGGGGTTTGCGAAGAAAAAGGCGCTGTTTTTTGAAGGCATGAATGTCCTGCTCGCCCCGTAAAGAGTTGCCGAGAAAGTCACTCCTTCCACAATATCGGCGTGTGCAGCGACGCCAAACATGGTCAAGGGGTAATCAAAAAATCCCACCAGAGGCGCCGCCGTATCGAATGGGATCGATCCGTTGAAGGCGGACGATGTGGGACCACTGCTCGCTTCCGCACTGAAGAAACGTGCGTAAAGTCCGCCGCCTGGGTTGTTCTGGCGGTTAGCGCTCGACCCCGGAAACGGGTAAACTCCCACACCTAGCACCAGCGATTGCTGAATAACATTGTTATTATTGTTCCCCCCGCACCACCCCGCGACAATCAACGTCACATGAGAACCCGTGTAGGAGCCCCCTGAGTTCAGGCTTCTTTCTATACCGAAAGCTTGCTGACAGTTGTTTGCTCCGTTTCGCCACATCATCGCGTTGATACGACCCGGCGCTCCACTAAGATCGCACTCATATTGCGTTGTCGTGGATGGTGCTGTGAAGACAGTTGTACCGCAAGCTGTCGGCCCCATGACCAATCCGCTCGGCGTTCCTGCTCCGTTTGTAGCAGAGGAGATTGTGATTCTAAGACTCGGGCAGTTGGCTGAACCGGACACATTCCCGTATTCCATTTTGACGTAGAAGTTTGTCAGCCCATCGTTCGGTTGCCAAATCTCATAAACATAGGCGCCTGTACCGGGGACGGCGCTGATCGTGCTCCAGTTCACCTGCCCGGTATCTGTCGATTGCGTCCAGGTCGCTGTAGCGAAGAATGCGCTGATCGCCTGCGCCCACTGTTTGAAGTTGGCGAGCGTCGAAGAGTCGCAAACGAGAAACTGCTGCGATGTTGCCATGGTCTAACTCCTGGTGATCTGCAGCTCGAGCACGAGCCGCTTTACTGTCGTGGCCGAAGCCAGAACAAACTCTAGGACATCCCCTGCCGCAACTGCTGTCGTCCATCCTGTCAACGTCGTGCTGGTAGCGTTCTGCTGGCTACTGAGCGCTGGCGGCGCGGCGGCGACGATGCTGCTATTTGTCGGGAAGGCTGCGAACGTCGACTTCTTCACCGTGATCGAGGCCGAGCCGCTTACATCCGCGATCAGCGTCCACCCCGTGATCGTCCCGGCGAATGGAACCTGCAAAAAACCCTTCGATCCCGTTGTCGGCGTCGATCCGCCGCCGTCGATCACGATGCCCGCCGTGCTGACGATCACAGGAGGGGCGGGCGGCACCGCGCTGATCACTCCGCCCGCAATGACGATGCTGGTCCCGTCCGGCTTCACCGTGCCGAAGAGAGAGCCGGTGGCGCGCTTGGGGACGGCGGTGATCGATTGCAATGGCGTGGCGCCGTCCGACTGGAAGATGACAGTCTGGTCGCCGGTTGTCGCGGGCGGTGTGGTCTGGTTGAGGAATTCGCCGGTTGTCGGAGCTGACATTTAGACCCCCACCTGCATCGAGTTGGGCGCGGGCCATCCGCCGGGCAGGATGCGTGTCGCGGATCCGGCCGGCAGCGCGAGGATCGCGCCCATGTAGGTCTGGCCCTGCACGCCGACCAGCGCGTTACTGATCGAGCAGCTAAAGGGCAGCGTGGCGCCTGTTTCGCCAGCCTGTGTATTGTCTGCGATCGTCCAGTAGTACCAGGTGGGCGCCGTCGGCGTGGGGATGGTGAAGGTCCGGGCGGCGTAGTTGACCGTGAGGCTTCCGAAGGTCACAGCGACGGCCGCGAGTGCAATGGTCGTCGACGTGGGCTGGGTGAGCGCAAACTGGGGCACGTTGGTGTAGGTGCTGATCTGGCTGCCGGCGGGCGATCCGGACCAGATGCCGGGCGTGGTCTGGGTCGCGGTGGACTTTTCGAGCAGCAGCGTCGCAATGTTGAGCGTTGAGCCGATGTGGATGTGCAGGCCGGGCCCGACATGGGGCGCGACGCTGATGGTGACCAGGACACCCGCCGTCAGGGCCGGGATCTGCGTGCTGGGGGTGTTGACCCGCACCATGCCGTTGCCGCCGAGCAGGGCGACGGTGTTGACCGTGCCGACGGTTCCGCCGGTGGCATTGAGGAAGGTGATGGTGGCTTCCAGGAGCCCGATGTTGGCGGTGCTGACCGCGGTGTCCTCGAAGTAGGCGGAGAGCATCAGGTAGTCGCCGATCGCCCACTCCGACGGCGCGATGGGCTGCGAGAGCAGGGCCTGCGAGAGGGTGAGGTCGGCGCCGGCGACGGTGTAGGTGGCCTCGCCGCCGTTCGAGAGATCCGGGATGAGGGTGTCGCCGGCGCGCGGGGTCGCGGTCCAGAATGCCATGCCGTCTGAAAAGTTGGAGTTGAGCAGAAGGTTCGGCGTGGGGCCGAGGCCGTTGATGGTGACCTGCGGCGCAGACTTGAATCCGGCGTAGTGGTTGTTGATGTCGAAGCCGACGACGGTGTAGAGGGTGGCCTGGTTGGGCGCGATCTGGACCTGAAAGCTGGTGGCGAAGTTGGTGAGCCGCGTGATCATCTGGGGGAGCTCGCCGAGCGGGCTGCCGACAACCTGCGCGTAGATGCTGACGCCGACGGTGTCCGGGCCGAGCTGCCAGCTGAGCGAGGCATAGGGAATGTACTCGCCGGAGACGAGCTTGAGGATTTCGTTGCCCACCAGCGAGGTGACGCCGGGGTTGCTGGTGATCTGGGCGGAGGTCTCGCCGATGATGGGGGTGGCGTCGATGTAGACGCGGGAGTCCTTGTCGATCCATTCGATGGTGGAACGGAACTCGCTCGCCTTGCGGATGTTGACGATGCGGACCAGCTTCAGCGTGCCCACCGGGCCGTAGAACCAGGTGGAGAAGTCGGGCGGCACGGCAGGGAGCGGTGTGCCGAGGGTGACGGTAGTGGCAGTGACGCCTGTGACCGGCGACGTGATGAGGACGTCGGTGTCGTAGAGGGTGTAGGTTTGGCCCGCGGCCGGCGTGAATCCGGGGACGAGCTGCACGACGACCATGCCCGCGGCGGTGCTGGTGATGGGACAGTCGTAGCTGACGCCGGACACCACCACCACGGCGCGGGTGACGCGGTTGGCGTTGTCGAAGCTCGAGAGGTTGAGCTGCGTGCCGGTGGTCGCGCCGGTGACATCGACGACAGGAGCGACGGAGCTGATGGTGCCGGTATAGCGCTGGAGCGCGGGGAAGAGGAGGATGAGCGAGTAGCTGGCGCCGCCGACGAAGGGCAGGTCGTTGCGGTCGATATTCACCACGGAGGTTGTCGAGCCGGGGAGCGTGCGGCCGCCCCATCCCCATTGCGGGACATCATGCTGCAGGCCGATGACGTTGCCGGGCCTGCAGGCGATACCGTCAGTGTCGGTCCTGAAGCTGCCGGTGCGCAGGAGAAACTGGTTGCCGCGCTCTTTGAACCGCGCCAGGTGCCAGGCCTGCGCGGGCAGGGTGATGCCCTTGCCATTGATGCGAACGTTTTTTATCGGGACGCCGGCGTCCTGATTGGCCGGGTCCATGTAGACCATGGGGTTGTCCTGCTTGTAGAAGCGGGTGGAGTCGGCGAACTGGATCTCGATCTGGTTGGCACGGTCGTCGATGGCCAGCCAGGTCTCGGTGAAGCTGTCCTGGACGATGTTCCCCATGGTGAAGATCTGGACCGGGTCGTCGTCCCGGTCGACGAAGACGCCGTAGTCGCGGCCGAGCGGGATGATCTGCGCGCGCGACATGGCGCCCACCGCGCTGAGCTGGTCCCAGAGATTGCTTTCATTGTCGAAGACGCCGTTGAAGACGTGCCGCCGGATACTGCCGCCGTTGCCGTCGTCCACCAGCTCGTCGTTGAGGTTGGCCCAGTCGACCCACTCGTCGATAAAGCGGGTGATGTTTCCCTCGTTGATGCCGGGCGACTGGCCGCCGCCGTAGAGTCCGTCGAGCATCATGTCCGCGGCGACGCAGGCCGGGTTGTCCTCCTCGTAGGCTTGCAGCGCGCCGGGGAGGATATTGTTGTCGAGGGTGCGCAGGCCGTGCTCGATCAGCGCGGTGATGTTGACCTGCGAGCCGGAGAGTTGCCCGGTGGCGAGCGCGCGAACCCCGACCAGGATCATATTGGGGTAGGCGAGATCGAGCAGCGCGACCTCGTTCACGCTATGCAGCCAGATGTCCTGTCCGAAGTTCTGGGTGAACTGATCTCCCGGCGGAATCGTGCTGGGGATCCTGCCGGAGCCGTACTTGGTGACGCGGACGTCGTATTTGCCGGGCGCGAGGCCGTAGATGTTGGTCCGGTTGTAGAGCGGGGACTGGTCCGCACCGGCGAAGTCGATGTAGCCCGCGCTCCAGTCGGTGACCATCACCTGGTTGAGCTGGGGGTTGGTGAGTTGCCACTCGCCGGTGACCGTCTTGCTGGCGGTGTGGGTGCTCGAGTCCGGATTGGTGTAGGTGATGCTCTGGGTGGCGCTGTAGGGCTGGCCGGCGTAGTGCGAGCCGCTGTCGGTGGCGTAAACGACGCCGGAGTTGGGCGGGAGATCGGTGGCGACGGCAACCCACGTCGGGTAGGGGTTGGGCAGTCCGGTGACCGGGTTGTAGGTGACCACATCGCTTGTCGTCCGCGGCTGAAAGACAGGCTGCCAGATGCCCGATCCGGAGACGCTGTACTCGACCAGGTAGGTAACCTGGCGGACGATGAGGTGGCCGAGCGAGGTGAGCTCCCACAGGCCGCTCTGGGCCACGACATCGACCTGCAGGATCTGGGTGAGCGTCCCGGTGCCGGGCACCACGACCGGGACGGCGGCCAGCAACTGGGTAGTCTGGGGATAGCCGTTGACGATGCGGTTGAAGGCGGGGATCGGGCCCTGGTCGTTGGTGCCGAGGCGGGTGTAGTACTGGACATTTCCATACTCCGAAATGTCCTTGCCGTTGATCTGGATGTCGCTGATGGAGCGGGCAGGACCGAAGCCGTAGCAGGCCAGGCAGTTGAGGTACTGGTCGGGGCCCTCGATGTCGATGAAGCTGGCGATGATGTTGCCGCCCCAGCGCATGGTGCCGTCGCCTTTGGGGATGACGGTGCCGGACTGCGCGAGCGAGTGCGGCCCGTCGAAGGCGTAGGAGGGCGTCTGCTGCTTCTGGCTTGGAGTGAGAGCGCTGACAATCGCGCCGACGATAAAGCCACCGCCGATGCTGACGGCGGACGCTACGATTCCGTTGCCAACCGCCAGCGCGGTCGTGCCTGAAAATCCAAGCGCGGCGCCGAGCGGAGCGCCGACCCCGCTGGCAATCAGGGCGATGCTGGCGGCCGCGATGGCCAGGGTGCCAAGGGTGCGGGCGAGGCTGGGGTTCTGTACCTTCGGCACCACGACGATGCAGTCGCCGTCGCGCGGCGTCGTCGCAAACCAGAGATCGCGGCCGATCATCCTGCCATTGAGCGAGACCGTCAGGTTTTCGACCGCGGCATCGTCGAAACACCTGCGCAGAAGATTCTGCAGGGTTTCGCCTTCGATCCAGTCGAGCTCGCGATCGATGCGGTCGACGGAGGGCTGCAGCGGGTTGGTGACCTCGAGCAGCTTGATCATGAACCCACCTCATAGAAGCCCTGAATCCGGCGCTGCCACAGCGGGCCGAGGATGCGCTCGACCACGACGCCTTTGGTCCCCTCCGCGGTGTGGAGCATCCGGTAGCGGTCGAGCATGATGCCCATGTGGTGCTGGTTGACGCCCATCTTCAGCAGCACGACACAGCCAGGCTCCGCGGCCTCGAGCTTCGCGCAACCGGCGAGGAAGCCGCCCGCGGCCATCTGGCGGTGCAGCTCCGCCTCGCTCGAGATGAAGTCGGGAACGGCGAGGCCGCGGCGGCGCTGGACCTCAATGGCGAGACCGAGACAGTCGAAGGCGTCCGGGCCGCGCGCATCTTCCCGCCAGGGCTTGCCCAGCAGGTCGCCGTAGAGCGAAAACGACAGAGGCATGGGTGTCATATCACCCCCGCGGCGGCCGCGCCGTTCGAGTCGATGCCGGGGAAGGTGCCGATGCGGATGAGGTTGTTGTGGGCGATGCACCCGTTGCTCCCGTCGATGGTGTGCGAGCAGGTAGTCAGCGGGCCGGTGTAGCCGCACTGCGCGCCGGGCGGATCCTTGAGCGGATGGCCGGCGGCAATGGCGGCGGCAGTGGCGGCCTGCAGCGGCGGAGAGTTGTACTGCCAGATGCAGAAGTTGGGGCGGTACATGTGGATGGGGAAGAGGCGACGCAGCGGCGACGACGCGCCCAGCTTGAAGTGCACCAGCTTCGCGTCGGAGATCGTCTGCTTGACGGTGAAGCTGAGCGTGAGATCGGGCTCGCCCGCCGGGTTGGCCGTGTTGACCGCGTAGAGGTCGAGCGACGCTCCGACGACCCCGGCATACTGCTCGATGGTCTGCTGCAGCGCGCGCATCACGTTCGAGGCCTGCACCTCGGTCTCCGGCACCGAGCCGTTGGAGCTTACGGAGAGATCCCCCATCTGGAAGTTGAACGGCTCGTACACCTGGGGGCCGTTGCCGTCGTTGGCGTCGAAGGTGACGGGGTCGGGATTGCGCACAAAGCGGACGTGGGAGTCCGTGAGCGGATTGGCGCCAGGCCAGGCGAGGTCCATCAGCAGCAGCCAGGGCTCGCCCGAGGCGAGCTTGTGGCGCTCGATATTGGCGACGACCGAGAGCAGCGAGAACGGCGGCCGGATGGACATCTACACCTCGCCGATCTCAAAGGTGCAGTTCTGGCGGAACTCGGACTCGACCCAGCCGGCATCGGTGTAGGAGGGGATGACCTCGAAGCGGACCAGAAGGTCTCTGTTGTTGACGGGGGTGTAGCGGCCACCTGACGGAAGCGTAGCCTCGCTCGTTCCTTCGGCTGAGCCATCGCCCAGAAGATCCACGCCAAAAGGAAGCGCCCATGCAACCCCCTGGCCGGCCGTAACCGTGACTGGCGCCGGCATCAGCGGATCGGTTGTGGGCGTCGCGCTGGTGTAATAGAGGGCGAAACCGACGCCGGTCACGTCCATCTCGTCCGTGAGGCCGGTATAGGGGCCGAGCGAGGAGTCGATCGCAAAGCCGATCTTCTGGCCCGCGAGCGCCGACAGCGAAGTGCCGAAGCTATGGAGACTGGTGAACTCCGTGCTGGAAAAAGTGGCATTGGGCGCGGCGGGGTTATCGAACTGGTTGCCAAGCAGGCCGCCACCGAGACCGGCCTCGGCCACAGGGCCATAAGCCAGGTACTGCAAACAGATGTCGAAGACGGCGCTGGCGATGATGACCGGGTAGATTGCGGTGATCAACGCGTCTGCCGGAAGCTCGCTTACCAGGCTGAAGTCGCTCCAGATTGCGCCCCAGTTTCTACTCCCCAGAGGCGAACTTTGGACCTTCGTCGCGTGGCCATGTGGCAGCACGATGGTTCCATTGGGATCGAACGCGATCTGGTTGCCGGCAGGTTGGCGCGTATCGAAGAAGTGGAACGGGAGGGCGCCATAGACCGCATCCTGCTGGACGAAGGCCTCGAGCGTGTTCCAGTCGGCGTTGGTCATCATGTCGATCGACACCGACCATTTGCGCCGGCGGCGGGTGTAGCGCGCGCGGGTGGTCTCCATGCCGTTCTCCATGGTGTCGCGCAGCGTCGGGTCGAAGGTGCTCGTCTTCGTCCGCAGGGCAGGCTTGCGCGTCAGGGTGGGGAATGTGGGGTAGGTCGGCACTGCAAGGTTATCCGCCGAGTTGCCGGAATCGGTCAAAGTGCCTCAACATCCGGCGCATGGCCATGATCGACATGAAGGTGAACTTCGACCCGCTGATCGAAGGCGTCGGCCTGTTGCAGGAGCAGCTGCCCTTCGCGATCGCCCGGACGCTCACGTTGTGCGCTCAGGATGGCCAGTCCGCCGGCCGTGAGCTCGAGCGCGGCGTCTTCACCCTGCGCAACGACTGGGTGCGCAGCAATACGAAGATCACGCCGGCGACCAGGCAGACGCTGATGGCCGAGGTCTACACCGACACCGGCAACCGGAAGACAGGCGCTCCCGACTTCCTGCCGCGCCAGCAGGAGGGTGGCGAGAAGGTACCGGTGAGCGGCCACAAGTTTCTGGCGATTCCCACGCGCTACCTCTTCAAATACACGCCAAAGAACCGGCCCATTCCGGACAACCTGCGGCCGCGGGCGATTCTGCCGCCCGACGCGCAGATCGGCGAGAGGTACCAGGGGCAGTTCTCCGCCGGCAAGCGCGCGGAAGGGGTAAAGCGGGTGATCGCCGGGCGCACGCTGAAGAAGCTGAGGTCCGGGGATTTCAGCGCCTTCACCCAGTTCACCAGGTCCGGCAAGCTGTGCATCTTCGTCAAGCACGGCGGCCTGAACGGGAATGGCGGCGGCCGGGACGCCGAGCCCTGGTACATCCTGGTCAAAGACGCCCACATCCACGCAATCTTCCCGCTGGAAGAGGTCGTGGTCCGGGTGGTCAACGCCAACGTCGAGCGCAACTGGCAGAAGGCGGCGGCCGAGACCATCGCGGGCGATGCCCTGCGCGGCAGTGGCATCACGGTGAAATTCTAGGCAAATCCTCCATCTTTTCTCTTGACATGTTGCTGCAACATGATAATCTCCCTCTTGTTTACATGTTGCTGCAACATGCACAAGGAGAGTCCCGATGTTCGAATCCATCGTCCACGCCGCCGTCGCCCACCTCATCGTCGCCTATCTGCTAATCGCTGGCTGCCTCTGCTTCTTCGCCTGCGTCAACCTGCGGGAGAAATAAACGCCTTAGTTACAATTCCCGCATGGGAAAGAAGAAGGTCCCCTTGAGTGAAGCCGGATACAGCGAGAAAGAGATACTCCATGAGGCTGCCAAGATCATGAGGGCGCGGCAGACATCTCCCAATCCAAAGAAGCTGAGCCCGTGCCCGAAGTGTGGCGACCTCTACGGCGTCGCTGAGATGCGGGCTCACAAACCGAAGTGCAAAGGAAAACAGACAAACCCCTGAGAGGTGATACCGATGTCCCTGCTTGTGATTTGTGTACTGGTTGCCTTCTATTTTCTGCCTTCCCTGATCGCCTGTATTCGCGGATGCAAAGCCTCTGCCGGCGGCATCATCGTGCTCAACCTTCTGCTCGGCTGGACGGTGATCGGCTGGATCGTCGCGCTAGTATGGGCGGCAAGCGCAAAGACGCTCGACGATGAAAAGAGGAAAACGGAGGAGCTGGCGAGAGCCATCGCTGCGAACTCGCCTAATCCGTATTCTCTGAAGCGTCCTTAGCCGCCCGGCCTCAGCGCTGACGAGATCGGGCCGCCCTGCGACAGATCCTCGAGGATGACGTGGGTCATGTAGGACTTGGTGTCCGCGTCGAAGCTCGAGCCCGTCTGGCGCGCCGTGACCGGCTGGCTGGAGGCGTTGGTGAGGTTGATATTCGTCACCGGAGCCCTGCCTCCACCGCCTTCCGCGATCGATGACAGCATCGAGCTTGGCTTCACTGTGCCGGGGCCCTTGGGGAAGAAGAGCTCCGGACCATCCTCACCCACGATCGACGGGCCGGTGGGATCGCCACCGTTCGCGAAGCCGGGCAAACCGAAATTACCGAGATCCCCACTACCAGGGCTGCCGCCGCTGCTGCTGCCGCCAATCCCATTCAGCATCGGCATCAGCCACTTTTGCGCTGCCAGTTTGATCGCCAGCTCGATGAGGTCTCTCTCGATCGACTGCGTCATCTGGTGGAAGGAGTCCCTGCCGCTCAGGGTCGCGCTGCTGATCTGCTCGGCCATGTGAGTGATGCCATCGCCCAGGGTCTTGGTAAGGTCGGCGTCCTGCTTTTTGTTCGGCGTGTTGAGCTTGTCCATCTCGGCGTGCAGGTTCTTCGCCGTCTGGATAAACGACCCGCCGAGGGTGGCGGCCAGGGCATCGTACTGTGCGACCAGTTCCTTCAGTTGCGCGGCCGTCTGGGCGTTGAGCTGATTGATCTCTTTCGTCACCGCCAGCCGCTGGCGAGGATCCTTGTTCGCCCTGTCCTGCAGTACCCCCGTCGCATCCTTGTTGCTTTGCTCGATGTCGCGGATCTGGCGATCGACGTCGGCGATCTGCAGCTTCGCCTCCTTCACCCGCTCGAGCGCCTGCAGCTGCGCCGCCTCCGGAGAGTCAGCGCCGGCCTTCTGGATCGCGAGCGCATTCTCCGCCCGCATCAGAGCGAGCCGCGCCGTGATCGTCGTGTTGGTCTCTGTCTCTATCTGCGCGGCGATCTTGAGAATGGCGAGCTTGTCCTGCTGTGCGTGCAGCTGCAGCTCGAGGGAGTTGTTGATCTGAAGCTTGGTGCGGTCGGTTTCGAGCTTGTTGATCTGCCCGTCGATCTGGAGCAGCTCGCGTTTGGTGGTGAGCTCCTCGGCCGACTGCCCGCTCTTGTCGCGCTTCAGCAGCTTGTCGCCCTGCTGCTTGGCCAGGAGGCCCTGCAGTTCGCCGCGCTTCGCCCTGAGAGCGGTCTCCTCCGCGTCGATGCTCTGCATTTCAAGGCGTAGCTTCTCCGCGTAGAACTCCTCGTCGGAGATCAGCATCAGCTTGTGCCAGGCCTCGTTGGCGACCAGCGCGCTGTCGTCGGCGTCCTTCATGACCCTGGCGACTGCCTCCGCCTGCGCCGCTGCGAGCGCGGCCGCGGCCCTGGCGATGCCGTCGGTGCTCTTTGCCTTAGCGCCAGACTGATCCTGCAGCGTGAGGCCATTGCCGCTCTTCTTGGCCTCTGCGAGCTTCGCATCGGCTTCGGCCATCTTTGCGCCGAGTTCTCCCCGCAAGCGTACAGCATCTGCGACCTTCTCCTTCGCCGCGTCGAGCTCCTGGTCTCCACCAAGAAAAGATCCAATGACCGAGCGGTTTTTCTGAGCTGCTGCGAGCTGATCCTGTGCCCGGGCAACCGCGTCCTTCTGGTCGACGAACATGGCGGCGTACATCGTCTTTTCCTGGTCGTAGTACTCCTTTTCCAGGGCAAGCTTCTTTTTGTTGAAGGCCTCGATCGATCCGCCCTCCTTTTTCTGGCTCTCTTCGAGAGCGTCCAGTTTCGCCTTGGCCGCGTCGCGTGCGGTCGCTGCTCGAACCCTGACCGCATCCAGATCCGCGCCTTCAAGACCCATCAGGCCAGCCGGAAGCTTCACGCCGGTTCCGGCGTTTTCGTTGTCGTGTCCCATGTCGAGCATCTCGCGAAGCTTCGCGATCGCCTTTTCCGCGAGCTCCGCCGTCCCCATCAACGCCGGCGATAGTACGTTCGTCAGCGACAAGGCCAAACCCTGCATTGCGGCCTGCGCTTCCACGCCGGTGCGGTGCATCTCCTCCAGCCTGGCGATGCCCTGTTCGTCCAGCACGATCCCCAACGCATTCGCCTCCGACCGCAATTTCTCGATGCCCGCGGCGCCCTGATCCAGAAAAGGGATGAGCCCCATGCCAGCCTTGCCGAAGAGCGAGATGGCGACCGCGGCCTTCTGCGGCCCGTCCGGGAGAGTCTGAAAGCGATCGGCGACGATCCCCAGCATGCCCAGCATGTCGTTCGAGTGTTCCATGACCTGCTGCTGGCTGATGCCGAGGCGTTCGAAGCTCTGGATCGAGGTCTTCTTTCCCTCCTCCGCTTCGAGCATGGCCTTCGACAGCCGTCCGGTCCCCTTGGTTAGCGCCTCGAAGCTGACGCCGGTGACATCGCTGGCGAATTTGAGCACAGAGAGATCCTGCGCGGTGATTCCGGTCTCTTTGGAGACGTGCCCCAATTCCATGCCAAGTTCCACCGAGGAGGCGATCATCTCCTTGATCGCCTCGGTCGCTTCGCGGATGCCGATGACAATGCCTATCCGTTCCAGCATCCGGGTGATCTCCTCCCCGCTGAGGCCGAACTCCTCCCCGGCATGCTTCGCCTCCGCGCCCGTCTCGCGCAACTGCTCCCGCACCATGGTGAGGACTTCTTTGGCCTCGGTGCCGTTGGCGCCGATGTTGATGACGATACCGCTGCCGCGTGGTGGCATGGTGCGCTCCTAAAATAGATGTGGGTACTTCTTCTGCATCTGCCTGAGCTTGCGCTCGCCCTCTTTGATGACTTCAGCTTCGGTCGGCCCTTCCGGCTCCTCTTCGCCGAGCAGCAGCGCTGGCGTGTAAGGGGCTTCGGCATATTGCGAGTTGAGGAGTATCGACATCCAGAGTGCGTTGCGCCGCAGATCCTGATTGTGATTTCTCTCGTGCCCCTGGCGCGCCAGGTTGTATTCGCGGACCGTCATGCGCCAGAACTGTTGCGGCGGCCAACCTAGGACCCCGCAGACGAATCGCTGCGCCTCCGCGAAATCGAACCCTTCACGGCGAGACCGCGCGGTCCCGGCTTTGCCGCCGCGCCGGCCGCGCTCTCTTTTCCCGGCACTGCCGGCGTCCTGGTGGCGCCGCTGAGCGCGTAGGTGAGCAGCTGAAAGATGGCCTTGAAGTTC